AAAATTAAAAACTATACTTTTCATGACGCTAATAATGCCAGTTAATTAATTAATGATTCTCATGAGAATTTCTCGTTCTCATCATCTTGAAAGATATTAAAAAATTTATGAATACTGGTAAAGTCATATCCTAATTTTTCTAAAATTATGTATGAAAGGCTAGTCTTAACAGAATTTTCTGGATAACCAGTATCTTGCATAGCTTGTATATCAACATCGTAAAGTGACTCAACATTAGCTTTCATAAATTCAAGGTCATGCCATTTATCTTGTGGTACTGTATCTGGGTATTCTTTTAAATACTCTTTTTCATCTTCGGTGTAATTAATCATTTATACATTTCTCCAAGTTTGGATTCTCATAATAACCATATTGGAAATTATCTATCCATTTATCATTAGGATCTAAAGTTTTTCTTATTTCTAAAAACTTTTCATAATCATTAATCAAATCTCTTGGATATATATATCCATCAATTAAATCAATTAATAATTCTTTTTGTTTATTAGTTAATTTCATAACTTTTTTAACTCCTTTTTTAATTTGGTTACTTTTGATAAGATTTCTATTTTTTCTGAAAATGTATATTCAGATAAATTTTTCATACCTTCTTCTATCTCATTCTGAACTGTATCTTTGTAAGATTTTATATCTAAAGCATTTGATATATCTGGTATAACTAATTCATCATAAATCTTGTTATACCATCTATTTGCAGTTGCATTTGATATTTTAAAATGACTAATAAAATATTTTATACAACTAGCTCTTGTTTCTTTTTTATCAAGATAATCCTGAGCTAAATCCTTAGCTTCTTCCTTAGAGTATTCCCACTTTTCTTTATCTAGCATTTTCAAATTCCTCAAAACTAGCGTCATTATTAGAGCAAAACTCACAATAAATTTTTAATTTTTCTATTACTTCTTCCATTGAATAACCACGCTCTATAGTATTTTCACCAAAAGCTAAGTCACTTATCTCTTTGATAAACCATTCTCTATCTTCTTCAAAAGACCATGAAGTATCTACTGGCATATCTTTAATTTGTTGTTTATATTTCATTTTTCTTGTCCTAACTTATATATCTTGTATGACCAATCTTCTAATTTTTCTAATAAATCATTTCTTGAATATTTTTTTACTAATTCTTGACCAATACCACTATAAACTCTTTCATATATTCTTTCTATAAATCTATCAGTTTTATATCTGTAATAACTTCTATTTAAGTTATTTATAGTTTTAATAACTGTTTCTTCATTTTTCGCTTTAAATGGACTTTCATCAAAGTTGCAACATTCAAAATTTTCTAATTGGCAACCAGTATGTTCATAAGAATAAAGACTATCAGTTGCATAGCAATCAATAGCATCTTTACCTTTATGAAATTCACCATCTAAACAATCTCTAGTCCTATGGAATATCCACCCATATTTAAATTTAACGTCTTGAGGAAATACCCATGCCCAGTTTGTATTATCTCTGATAATTTCATAGGCTTGTTTATTAGTTAGTTTTTTCATTTTTAGACTCCATATATTCTTTATAGGATTTTTCAAGAATTGCATTTAATTCTTTTCCAGTTAATACAACAAATCCATTAATTAAATCTTCATCAATAAATTTGTATTTTTTATTAGGATTAATTTTCATTATTAGATACCTCTTTCATATATAAATCCTGAGCTACTTCTTTACAGGCTTCAAATTCACTCATTTTTAAACCAGTAGCGAACCAGACAATATCTGATTTCAATCTTTCATCTAAAACTTTACTTTTAGATAAATAGAAATTAACAAAAGTCTCAACTAATGCTATTTTTTGTAGATTTATTTGCTCCATAATTAATCATTATCCTTTAAAAATTCAATAGCTCTATCTTCTATAGCTACTGCTACATAAGGATTAACCTTAATCCAATTACTTAAGTCTTTAAGAGATAAACCACTCTCAAGAGAATATTCTTGATAGGCTTTATTCCAGTATTTAGATTTTTCTTTTGAAGTCCAATTCATAATTAATACTCACATTCAAGGATTTTTCTTAGCATTACTTCATCATTCATGCATATTGCTTTTTGTATGTTTAAATTCTCTAAACATACATTAGGATCAATAAGGTATTCTCCCATTATTGATTGATAAATTAACCCGTTCATGGGTTTTTTGTCTTTAGTTGGTTTCATTTAAACTGGTATGTTTATGTAGGTTATTATAAGTATATATATTCTAAATTGCAAGTATTGAAATATATATAAAAAAGAGACTTTTTCAAGTCTCTATTTGAGAATCAATTAGTTTTTTTGTTTTCTTCCAACATTCATCATAATCTGAATATCCTTGATTAGTTTCATAATATTCAGAATTAAATTGTTCCCAAAAATAATCCCAATAATCACTGATTGATACTTTAATTTTTTTATTCATTAGAAACCTGATAAATGTTTTTTATTAACTAAGTTTTGATATATATATTGTGAATTTTCATTCAATGATTCAAAACATAAATCCATTCTAGGTTTAAATTTTAAATCATATAAACGGCCAAAAATTTCATAAATTTTACTGTATTGGCCTTCATGATAATCTGAAGCATAGCAATAATATGCTTCACATATATCGAATCTATCGAAATACATTTTTATTCTCCTTTTAAACTGATAATTTTAAACTGCTAACTAATAAGTCCCTTTTATCTTCGTCTAAATATTCATTATGAAATCTATTAAATAATTGATAAGTATCATTATTAAAAAGAATTTCTTCACCAAGAATATAAGCCAACATATTGGCTACACTCTCAGAGCTAGATAAGTCAGTTGATACTTGGCCAAAATTATCATTCTCATAATCTTTTATTGTCTCAATAGCATTAAAAATACTATCCTTTTTTAACCATTGTTCGGCCTGATAATATCCGATTATAAAATAATCTTGATTAAGTAAATAATCATGTAAATCACAAATGTGATGATTTAAACCAACATCATCATTAAGTTGGTCAATGATGTAATTTTTTACATCTTCTTTTAATTCTTGCATTGCGGAAAGTTTGTTAATGCTCTTTAATTATACATTAAATGTAAGTTAATGTAAGTGTATTATCATAAATTAATAATACACTTTTTATTTCTTTGTTTTAAATAAAGATTAATAATAAAAGTATGTAAGGTGTAATGATAAATTTCATTTTTAATTTAGTAATTGATTGATTAAGGTTTTTTTCTCAAGTTGCTTACATGCTAAAGACTCACTGCCCATAGCTTCACAATCTAATTTTGTTGATTTCTGGAGAGATAGACTCACCCCAGAAAATACAACTATTGAAAATAGTAAATAGTAAAAATAAGTTTTCATTTTTTTGTTTTCTTGTTAATGAATTTTCTTATTAATCCTCTAGTAAAACTAGATAAATTTAGCTCACCCCCAGTTTCAGAGAGAACCAGAGCCACATATTGACTGTGGAGCTCTGGTGGTAACGTAACCTTAATTTGTAGTTGCTTAGTAGATTTCATTACTTAACCTCACTTGTATTAAGGTTATTAACTAGATAAGCTGCAAGCTCATCTTTTAAACTATCGTCTTTTGATTGTTCGATCTTATCAACAATAATTTTAAAGACTTCAGTTAAATATTCTTTATCTGCTGAATAGTTAGCTGATAACATTTGAAAACTAGAAAGAATGTCTTTCTTCATTTGCTTATTATCTAAATTGATATGTAATTCTTTTGACTCATTGCTGATATCTAAAAAAGAACTATATGAACCAAAGGCAAAAGTTACTTTTAGTTTGTCTGTTTCTAGTGTTTGTTTGTCACTAGTGGGAAATAAATTGAATGATTGCATTTTCTGGTATGAGAATGAATAATTTTTGTTTGTATTAAGTTAAGCAATCTATAAATTAAAAAGATAGAAACAATTATTTTCTAAGCTAGAAAATTTTACAGCTTCTAAAGTCAAAATTTTAGAATTTACTAAACTTAATTTTATTATATCATAAATTAGTAAACATAAGCAACAAAAAGTGTAAATAAATTATTAAGAGTACAAATTTTTTACCTAGTATTATTTGTTTTAACTCCTTTGGACTTCTACGCTTTCAGACTATCCTGCGTGGACTTCTAAGGACTTCTTTTTACTTCTTAGGTCTATTAGTTCATATAGGTCTATTTTTTGGACTGGGGCGTACTTGCAGTATATTTTTTATTTTTTGCTCGGTTGGGGAACTTAAATATATTCTGACTAATTTTTTGGTTCAACTTTTATAGAAAGTTCTGGAGCTTGGATATTAACTGTTTCTATAGATTCGCCAATAACTTTACCTAGACTATCGAGAATTTGTGCTGCGGTTTGAAGTTGTCCTTTTTTGACTGCTTTATTGAATAATCTGATACGCATTGCTTGAAGGCGAGGTAGAAGAGCTTCTCTATCTTTTTCCCAATCTTCATTATTCCAAACTTTAACTCTGTCCCAATCTAACCAAGCGGTAGTTTCAGAAATATTTTCGATTGAAGCGTGTTCTATAACTAATTGGCGAGTAGTTTTACCTTCTAATTGTCTAGCGTAAAGACGCTGAGAGCGTTTTAGAACATCTGAGATAGTGGATCGAGTTCTTTTTTTAGGAGTATTAGCGAGAGGATTATTAATAATGTTTTCTGGAAAAGTAGAGGAAGCCACAGACTTAATCTTGGTAGTATTTAGTTGAATGATAACTTAAAAGTAAGTAAATAGGCTATAAAGGAGGGGTATAAGTTGTATTTTTTGTTAATTTTATGGCTGTAAGTGAAAAAAAGAAGAGTGAGATAAGTTTGCGATATGCACAAGGGGAGGTATTTAATAGTGATAAGAGATTTAGAGTACTGGTAGCTGGTAGAAGATTTGGAAAGAGTTATTTATCTTGTATTGAACTATTGAGAGGAGCTATAAATCGTCCTGGAGAGGTTTATTTTTATTGTGCTCCTACATATCGGATGGCAAAGGACATTGCGTGGAAGGAATTGAAGAGGTTGACACCTAAAGTATGGATTCAAAGTAAAAATGAAACTGATTTAAGGCTGGAATTGATAAATGGATCAACTATTGAGTTGAAAGGTACAGAAAATGCTATGGCATTGAGAGGTCGAAGTCTTGCTGGTGTTGTATTGGATGAGGCAGCATTTATGGATAGGGACGTTTGGGCTGAAGTGATAAGACCTGCATTGGCAGACAAACAAGGATGGGCACTGTTTATTAGTACACCAGATGGAACTGCGAGTTGGTTTTACGATATGTGGTGTTATTGCGGAGAAAAGGAATGGGATGATTGGCAAAGATGGAGTTTTACGACTATTGAGGGGGGTAATGTTGTAAAGGAGGAGGTTGAAGCTGCTAGGTCGCAATTAGATGCGAGGACGTTTAGGCAGGAATTTGAAGCCAGTTTTGAAAATCTTACTGGATTGGTGGCGGTTAGCTTTGCTGATGAGAATATTGATAAGGAAACAAAAGACTTATCAATGCTTCCTTTGTTAATTGGGCTGGATTTTAACGTTGATCCTATGGCAGGAGTTTGTGCTGTAAAACATAACGATACTTTGTACGTTTTTGATGAGATTATGCTTACAGGAGGTGCTACTACATGGGACTTTGCGGAAGAAGTTACGAGGAGATATGGAGTAGATCGTAGAATTATTGCCTGTCCAGACCCTACGGGAAGTGCAAGAAAGACCAGTGGAGTTGGTGTAACGGATCATACGATACTCAGGAGGTCTGGTTTTACTGTTATGAGTCCTAGAAGCCCGTGGAAGATCAGAGATAAGATCACTGCTGTCAATACTGCCCTGTTTGATGCTAATGGCGATAGGAGGACGTTAATTCATCCTCGTTGTAAAGAATTGATAAAAGCACTTAGGACATTAACTTATGCACCTAATACTGGTTTACCTAATAAGAATCTGGGAGTGGACCATGCCTTTGATGCGTTTGGTTATCTTTGTCTACAACAATTTAACTTGGCGAAACCTGAGACATTAGGGCAGACTGCGTTTAGAATATATTAAGATACCCTTTTTGCTTATGCCTTACCATTACGGAATGTCAACAACAAAAAAGAAAAAGAAAAAAAAGAAAAAAAGTAGCAAAAAGCGTTGCTCCTGCGGAATGTAATTATGACTAAATTATGTCCTAGAGGTATAGCTGCTGCTAAGAAAAAATATAAAGTATATCCATCAGCTTATGCTAATGGTTATGCAGTTCAGGTCTGTAAAGGGATGATGCCAGATGTAAATGATAAGAAAGAAGTTTCACCTGGTTATACTAAAGGCAAAAAACGTACTGCCACTAAAAAACGCACTGCTACCAAAAAACGTACTACAACAAAGAGAAAAAGTGCCACAAGCAAGAAGAAAAAGTAAACCTAATCCAAGAGCCAAAGGTGGTTTAGATCGCTGGTTTAAGGAAAACTGGGTTGATATAAAGACGGGCAAACCTTGTGGACGTAAAAAAGGTGAGGATCGTGGCTATCCTGCCTGCCGTCCAAGTAAACGTGTCTCAAGTAAGACACCTAAGACTGTAGGAGAGATGACGAAAAGTGAGA